CGACTGGAATTGATCTTAGCGGCACGACTTACTCAGGAAATACCTTCAACGATGGCCATATTTCGTTTTCTGGCATCGGCGACGCGCTGATTAACTCAGGGACGACGCTCGCGACGGCCGCGACGAATGGCTTTATGCACATTCCACACACATCGGCCGCGCCTACTGGGACGCCAACAAATACGACGCCGGGGTGCGAGTGGAATACGGGCAGCCATACGATGAATTGTTACGATGGCTCTAGCTGGTATCACCAGACATTTACGAGCACGGCGGGATAAAATGAGAAAAGAACACGACGCTTGGGCCAAGTGGGACGGCACAAAAGAGGATGCCGATAGAATTAGAGCTGAATTAGCCGAGCAAGGAATTGTCGGCGGCCTTGAATATTGGCACGCGCTCGCGCCACCGGATTTCACGGAAGAAGAAATTAGCCGACTAATTTATTGAGGATTTTATGGCGGTAAAAGGATTGGATACCATGACTGCGGAAGAAGAAGCGCAGTTCAAGGAAATGAAGCAGGCGGACGCGGATTTCAGTCCCGCGAATGTCCGCTCTACCGAGCAGGTGCAAGACGGCGCTCAGGAGCCGGAAGAGCGCGCCGCTCCCGAGCAAGACGCACCGGAGCCTGAAGAACAAGAGGTTGTTACCGAGCCGGAAGCCGAGACCAAGGAGCGCACGCCGCAGCAGGTCGATAAGCGGGCGCTGGACGCCGAGCGCGAGCGCCGCCGCAAGGCCGAGGCTAAGGCTGCCGAACTGGACGTGAAGCACGCCGCCGAGCTGGCCAAGGCGCAGGAGCGGTTGAACCTGCTACAGCAGGCCGCGCAGGAGCATTTGCAGGCGCAGCAGGTCCAGCAGCAAGCGCAACGTGCTCCCGAGCCGCCGGCGCCGCCGCCGGACTTCGATACCGACCCGGCCGGCTTCATCAAACACAATTTCCAGCTCTTGCAGCAGCGCGACGAAGCGCGGGAGCGCGAGCTTGCTCAGGTCCGCTCTTGGACGCAGCAACAGCAACAAGCTTGGCAGCAGCAACAGCAGCGTGAAGCCCTGGCCGCCTGGGGATATGCCCAGGAAGAGCAATTTCGCGCCCAGCAGCCTGATTACGGCGATGCGATCGCACATCTTGCGGCGGCTCGGGAGCGGCTTGCGAGAGTAACCAATCCGAACGCCACGCCGGCCCAGATCAGGGAGCAGGTAACGCGCGAAACGCTCGATACGGCGGCCATGGCGCAGCAGCGAGGGATGAATTTTGGGCAGATGCTATACGCGATCGCTGAGGCGCACGGCTATCAGAAGGGCGCCCGACAGCAGCAGGCCCCTATTACCATTGACGCGGCATCTTCTCCTGCGCCTGCCATTCCCGCCCCTAGCGCCGCTCCACCGGCAAATGCTGCTGAAAGACTTATTCGGGGGCAAGAAATGGCGACCACTATCGGTTCAACTGGCGGCGCGCCGAAGGGCGATCTAACCATCAACGCCATTACGAAAATGAGCGACGCGGAGTTCGCCAAGCACTACGAAGCGACCCGCAAGAATGGCATCGAAGCCATGAAGAATTTGTTTGGAGCGTAATTGAATGTCACGCACAAGAGGCGCATCCAACAAATACTATCTCGGCGACGGCGAAGTGACGGGGAAAGGCGGTGAAGTTCTCGTCGCCACGCGCCCCGCGCCAATCCAGCCGGCGCGTCTAGACCGGCAGGGCAACTATATCTCTCCCGCCGCAAGCCAGATCGACGCGCCGCGTAATATCCCTGCTAATGTGTCGTTTCGCGGCCCTGGCGCGGAGCCGGTGCCGGTTGCTGCTCCTATTACCGGCTATCGCTGCGACAAAAACTCTCTCGCGCGCTCGATCGAGGCTTGGGATTTGTTTCAGATCATCGACTTAGCGATGGGTGGATTGAAGGTCGATGTCACTCCCGAGCAATTCCAGTCCCTTCCTGGCGATGTGCGTCGACATTTCGTCTCTGTGCGATCGGCTGCCCCGAAAGGCGAAGAAAATGCAGCCTAGCGGCGAATATCCGCCGACCTATGACGAATGGCGCGACCGCGCGCTATTCGCCGAGGCGAATGTGGCGTTCCTGAAAGCTGTCATGGGCGGGATTGCTGATATTGTCGAAAATGCGGTGAAAGAGCCGCTAGAGGGCGAAAAGAGATGACAACAACTGTAAATGTTCTGTCGAACAGCGTCGTCGTTGTCGACGTTTCTACTTCAACCTATATTCTTTTGGTTCCCCCAACCGGCGGCACTAGCGGAACTGTGTCTCTTAATGGCGCCAATTGCTCCGATGGGCAGATTGTAACTGTTGCGACTGAGGTAGCGAAGCTTGCGTCTCCCCTCAATAAGATCAACGCAATCATCAATACTGGCCCATACAGCCCGGCAACCGTTAGATTTGGTCAGTCTGCTGATGATAATCAGGTTGTCACTCTCATGTGCGACCAAACCGGCGCGATTTTGGGGAATTCTTCGCCAGCATTTTACGCAACTAGCTATGTGAAACCGTGAGGAAATAGATATGACGCAGATAATTACGGAAAGTGAGTCGGGGGTTTTCGTTGGAGCTTCTTCCCCTGGATTTTACGCGGCATGATAACTAGCGCCCTGGCCCTGTTCGCCGCCATGTCCATACATTCATACGTCGATACGCACGACCCAGATAATGCGATGATGCTATCTCGGCCGACATATCCAGCGCCGAAATACATGGATGTGGCTGACGATTATGAGCAATTCACCGATTGGGTCCAGTGCGACATTCCACAGCACAAGATTGAATTCCTTGACGGAATGCGGCGCGTGATCGCCAATGTAAACGAAATGCAGAAATACCATGAGCCTGACGAAAGAATACAGGCATATGTAAATGCCGACGTAACTAACGGATTGCGAGCACTAAATTGCCAACTGAAGAAAAGCCAGAGTCCTTAGCGTTCTTCGCTCCCAAGACAGCGAACTATATTGCATGTGTCGCGTGCGCGTGGAGCGTGAAAACGCCGCGTCTGACACGTAATTACAATTACCAGTGCGGCAAGACGAACTCGAATTGCTATGTGGCTCGCGGCAAGGATGGCGCTTGCGGTCCAGATGCTAGGTTTTTTGAGAAACGGTCTTAAAATTCCAGTTGTAGCCACAACAGTCTGATAGTAGAGTAATTCCGCAACGATTTATCGTTGCATCCGGCGTCGAGGCAGGCCGTATCTGTCGCAGTCGAGGAACGGACTCGGGCTTCCGTTAGCGCCACGCAGCTACACAGCGCGTTCGCCACGTCCCTGCGTAATGGGCGGCAAGTGATTGATTTCACTCCCGTATTTCCCATTGCGCAGAGGCATTCATGGCAGTAACAACCTACGGCACGGGGAACGCCCTGGCCGTCAAATTGTGGAGCAAGCGACTCTCCGTCGAGGCGCTGAAGGCTTGCTGGATTTATCGCTTCATCGGCGACTCGGTCGATGACATGATCCAGGTCAAGGACGAGACTCAGAAGTCTGCCGGCGATCAGATCACTTATGGTCTGCGCATGCAGCTAAATGGCAACGGCACGCTCGGCGACGGCGTGTTGGAGGGCAACGAAGAGGCCCTTGTCACCTATTCCGATGCGATCGTTATCAATCAGCTTCGCCAAGCGGTTCGCACCGCTGGCCGCATGTCGCAGCAGCGCGTCCCGTTCGTGGTCCGCGATGAGGCGCTGTCTGGCCTTCGCGACTGGTGGTCGGATCGTATCGACTGGTCGGGCTTCAATCAGCTTTGCGGCAACGTCGGCCCGTCCGGCAGCTTCGCAAGCCCGGCCCTTACCGCTCCCGACGTTCGCTGGACTGGCTTGCAGGCTTGTATCGCGCCTGATGCCAACCACTACACGAACGCCGCCGGCACGTCGGACGACACGGGTTGCACGAGCACCTATGTCTTCAGCCTGACGATGATCGACAAGGCGATTGAGCGCGCGCAGACCCTTACGCCGGCCATTCGCCCCATCAGCGTCAACGGCAAGAAGTTCTACGTCGCGTGGCTGCATCCGTATCAGGTCACTGATCTTCGGACCTCGACCAGCACGGGCCAATGGCTTGACATCCAAAAGGCGGCCATGACCGGCGGCCTGGTCGATGACAATCCGATCTTCGATGGATCGCTCGGTGTATACAACGGCGTCATTCTACACAGCGACGCTCGCGTGACCCAGGGTTACAATCCGTCTGGCTTCACTGCGATTACCACGGTTCGCCGTGCGGTATTCTGCGGTGCGCAAGCGGCGATGATGGCGTTTGGTCGCGACAATAGCGAGAACAAGTTCACGTGGGTTGAAGAGCTCTTCGACTACGAAAACCAGCTCGGCGTTTCCGCCGGCCTGATCTTCGGGCTGAAGAAGACGACCTTCAATAGCGCGGACTTCGCGACGATCGTTATGTCCAGCTACGCAACTCAGCATTAAGGAGTATTTGACGTGGCAAATTGGCAAATGGTCAACGTCCAGACAGGGACGCCAGAAAAGCCGAAATACAACGCGACCGGAACCACGGTCGAGTTGTGGAGTGTGGCTGTCACCACGGCGCTCGCCGCGAATGACATCCTGCTTGGGCCGACTATCCCGGCGGGAACCTACCTCACGGCTCTTACCGTGGCGCCTGATGATCTGGATAGCGCGACCTCGATCACTTACAAGGTCGGCTACACCGGAACGACGGCGGCGTTCATTGCTTCCGGCGCAACCGGAATGCAGTCGGCGACGCCCAACACGATGAACGTATCCGCTGGTTTCGGCTACACCGCGACTACCGATACGCAGGTCATCATTACGATTGTCGCGGCGGCGGGCACTCCTGTTGCTGGAACTATTCGCCTGCTCATCGGCTACGTTGCAAGCCCGTAAAGGAGAATTCAAATGGTAGGTTTCCGCAAGGGCGCTCTTGGCTCGCCGTTTTCGACCGAATATCAGGGCGATAAGGGCATGGAAATGGTCACTAATCGGGAAGACGGGCCGCGCATTGGCCCCGGCTACCTGAAGAAAGTGAACATGGAAGTCAGCAAGGCGTCCATGTCCAAGTCCTCTTCGATGAAGAAGAAGGGCTGATCTAACGCCGAGTCTTATCCGTAGAGGGTTGCGAGCGTGACGACGTTTACCGAATACGCCCGCGACCCTGCTACGGGAGACGTTCTATTTGATGCGAACGGCAATCCCCTTGTCGTTCCAAATCCCCAAGCAAATACATACGGCGCCATGCAGCAGCGGGTGCAGTATGAAGTGCTGGGATCACCGACCGCGCAAGACGTGCAGAACGCCATCCAGGACGCGATTGCGCAATATGAGCGCGAGACGTTCTTCTTCAATGATATGCGGACATTTGGGCAGGTTCCAGGCTCGCAGTCTGATTTGCAGACTGTTCAGGGCAAGGAATTCTACAGCGCGCAAGATTTACCGACGCTCGTAAATATGCCGAATATCCGCACGATTATGATATTGGCGTTCAATAATCGTTATCCACTCATCAACCGCTCTATTGACTGGATCAACGATCAGAGCATTTCGCCGACGTGGAATGGACTTCCTACGGATTGGTGTTGGCAGGGCAACGCTATTCGCCTTTATCCAATTCCGAATCAGGCTTACCCGCTGATCCTCGACGGAACTATACGTTTCGCGCCTCTGGTCAATGCGACCGATACAAATCCATGGGTTTGCGAAGCTGAATGGCTGATCCGTAGTGAGGCAAAGCGCCTCTTATTTACAAACATCACGCGCGACAGTGAGCAGGCGCAGTTGATGGAAATGGAAATTTTCGGCAATCCGCGCACCGGCCGACAGGGAGCGCTTGCGCAGCTCCGCAGAGAGTCATCCCGACGTGCCGGCGGTCCTGGGCAGTTGCGCGGTTCGCGCGGATACATGAGCTGATGGCGGTTTTGCCATTCGCTGCTTGGCTCCCGGATCGGCCAGACCTCGCTGAGGGCACGCGCTATGCCTCGGGCGTGATCGCGATCACCCAGGATAGCTACGGCCCCATCAACTCGTTGCAGCCGTTCACGACCAATCAGCTTCCGACGCAATGCTTCGGCCTCGCCGCGATGGAAGACGTAATGAGCGCCGTCCAGACATTTGCCGGCACAGCGAAAGACCTCTACCTCATTCCCGCCAATACCCAAGCATGGACGAATGTCTCGGCCACGGCTGGCGGATACAGTGCCGGCTCGGATAACCCCTGGCATATCGTCCAGTTCAACGAAATCGTTGTCGCCACGGATTACGTCGATCCGATCCAAGCCTATACCATGGGCAGCAGCACGGCATTCGCGACCCTCTCGACGGACGCGCCGAAGGCTCGATATGCCGCTGTCTCCAAGCAATTCCTGATCGTTGCGAACACCAGTGATCCGGTCGGCGGCGTCAATCCGGCGCGGTTGTGGTGGAGCGCAAATGGCGATCCGACCAACTGGCCGACGCCTGGCAGCACGACAGCGCAGCAGACGCAATCCGACTACAACGATCTGCTAGGACCGCAGGGCGGCATAACCGGGCTTGCGCCATCCCTGGCCGGCTGTGATTGCGCTGTGTTCTTTGAGCGCGCGGTCTGGCAAATGTTCTATGTCGGGCCGCCGGATATCTTCAATTTCTACCCATGCGCGGCCGTCAAGGGCGTCCCGGCGCCGAACAGCATCGTCACGGTCGGCGAGACGGTCTTCGCGCTTTTCGAGGATGGCTTCTATTCGTTTGATGGTGCAAGCGCTACGCCGATCGGGGATAGCAAGGTCGATCGATGGTTTTTCAGCACCGTTAATGCCACCAAGCTAGATCAGGTCATAGGCGCGGCGGACGTGTCGAATAAAGCCATCATATGGCTTTTCCAGTCGAACGCGAGCCTTAACAATCAGCCCGATACGATCCTGATTTATCGCTGGGATATCCAGCGCTTTTCCTGGGCGACGCTGCCGGCGCAATGGCTGGCGCGCGTGCCGGTTCCGGCGCAGACGAGTGGCCTTCCGCCGTTTGAGACATCGCTTGTCGCTGGGCAAATTCAGCTTGCGGCGATAGATCAGTCTGGCAATCTCTCATACTTCACGGGGCTGCCGCTCCCGGCGCAAGTCGGCACGCAAGCTGTGCAGATCACGCCTGGACGCCGGTCCTACCTTCAGGGCGTTCGGCCTCTTGTGAATGGCGGACCTCCGGCCGGCGGCGTTCTGACGAACATCGACGGCACGCCGCTGCTCAATATAGACGGCACGCCGCTGATGAACTCCGGCACTGGCCCGACGATCACAGTCGCCGTGTCGGCCCGGAACACCTATCAGGACGTAGAAGTGCTGGGACCGGCAGTCGGCATCAATAGCATGGGCGAGTGCCCCCAGCGGGCAGACGGGCGCTATCACCGGGCGGTTGCCAATATCTCGGGCGGTCTATGGGACTATGCCTATGGCGTCGATGCAACGGCAGTAAGGGCAGGTCTACGATGAAACTTTTCCGCATCGGGGCGCTGGCGGCGGCGCTGATGGCTCCAGGGTTCGTTGCGTATTCGCAATCGCTCCCGAACCTGCCGCCGGCTCCGTCCGTGCAGCCGCTTGCTTTTACTTTCCTCGGTATCCCTGGGGCGCCGACGCTCTATCGAGCGACGTTGGCGCAGATTTTCACGCAACCGCAGATCACCGGCCCCGCAACACTCACGGGCGGCTTGACGGCTGACAACATCACCACGACTGGCGCCTTGACGGCCTCGACCCTTTCGCTGTCTGGGCCGTTCACAGCCGGTTCGTTGAGCACAACGGGCGCCCTGACTGCCGCGAGCGTGGCGATTTCCGGGAACGGGACCGTCGGGGGCACTTTCGCTGTCACTGGCGCCACTACGCTTGCCGCGCTTGAAGCGAGCGGGGCCGCTACATTCGATAGCGGGATCAGCGTAACTGGCCTGACGAATACGAGCACGCTCGGGGTTTCTGGCAACGGGACGATCACCGGCAATCTTGTTGTCTCTGGCACCATCACAGCGAATGGATGCGCCGGATGCGGCTCGACGGGAAGCGGTGGCGGAGGTGCATTTACGACGCTGACTGTATCTGGTGCATCGACCCTCACTGGAACCGCTAATTTCGGCGGTAATGTAGGGGTTGCTGGCGGTATTTCTGTCGGAACTCTAGGCGTTTCCGGGAACGCAAATGTAAATGGGACAGTATTTGCAACCACGCTCTCAGCGCCTACGATAAATGCTACTAATTTCAACGGAAGTGGACTTGGCATCAATGGGAATGCCAATATAACCGGCACAGCGACCATCAATGTCATAAGTGCGGCGTCCCTTGGGGTTTCTGGAAATATCAATTCTAGTGCAGGAGTAATAGCGGCGGCCGCCACTTTCGGAAACCTCGGCGTATCTAGCACAATCACTGCGGCAAATTTGAATCTTAGCAGCGCCCTGACTGGAGCTAACGCTTCGTTTGCTGGAACTATTACAACGGCTGGCCTTACGTCAAACAACATCACAACCGGCGGGATGAATGCGACCGGCTATTTTGTTGGGGCGGCTTCAGGATCAATCTGTAATGGGATAAATGCATCAACGGTAGTTGTGAACCATGGCATCGTGACGCATTGCTAATGGCGCAGACCTATTTCCCAGGACGAACCTTCGTCCCTGAAGACCTAACGGACGATCGCCAGCATCGAAAGGCGCTGGCCAGGGCTGTGAATTCTGCTTTGAACGGATCGACGAACAACACTATACAAGTGACACTTGACCCGTCATCCGCCACTACAACGATCATTGACTCTCGGATAAGTCTCTCGACGGCTTGTCTTTTGTCGCCGACAACAGCGAGCGCGGCCGGGGAATTGGCGACGGCGTATATCGTTCCGGCGGCCGGACAGGCGGTTATCCATCATACGAATTCCGCAGTTGCGGACAGGGTTTTTGTAATGTCGATACAGGGATGATGCTATGAGCGGCACGATGTTAGGCGGAATGACCGGCATGGGGTCAAATGGGATGGGCGTAGGCGGCCCCCAGCAGTCTGTTTCTCCTGGCCTGATGGCGCTGATTGCTCAGATGCACGCGCAACAGGGCCAGCAGGGCCAAGGCGGACAGCAAGGGCCGCAAGGCATGTCACCGCCGCAAGGTATGCCGACCCAGGGGGTGGCGCCACAGCTCCCGCAGGGCGTTAGCGGCCAGCAGCCGGGAATGATGCAGCACACGATGATGCCCCAGGGCCAAGGAATGCCCCAGGGCGCTCCGCAGGGCATGGGCCAGCAGCCGGTGCAGATGCCGACGCCGCAGAGTGCGCAGCAGTTCGCCAGTCTCTTGGCGCAGCTCAAAGGCAGTCAGAACGGCATTTCGCCGACGCCAGCGCCAAATGCTGGGCAAACGGCCATGCCGCAAGGCAATCCGCAACAAGGCTATCTCGCGCAGCTCTTGCAGCACATTCAGGGCCAGCAACAGCCGCAAGTTCAGGGCGCCGGTCCATACGGGACGGTTGGGGGCTGATAATTGTTCGACGGCATCGACCCTTCTCCGCGCGTCTTTCTGGTCGGCCAGGACTCATGGACGACTATCGAGGATCGTGTGCGCCCGCATCTACAGAAGATGGCGGACGGCAGCGGCGGTCGCTACCTAGAGGAAGATATCGAGGCTGATATAAAGAGCGGTCATTTCCAACTCTGGATCGTCATCGACGGCGCCGAGATAACTTGCGTCACTATCACGCAAATCATGGAATATCCGCGGTTGCGCGCGCTTCGGGTGGTCGGCCTAGTCGGGCATCGTCCGCGCCGCTGGATGCATTTCATGGGGCATTTAGAGCTGACAGCCAAGCAGCATTTCGGCTGTGATCGTATTGAGGCAATGACCCAGCCTCGGCATATCGCGTTGCTGCCACGAGACTGGAACGTGTTTCATGTATTGAGTGAGAAAGTGCTGTGATGGATCGCAGGTATCATTTCCGAGCGCGCGAACTCCCGGCGTCGAAGCGCTTCTTTGGTGGCAGTTCGCCCGCTGGCAATACGACGACCCAGACCACGAGCAATCCCTGGGCTGGGCAGATACCCTATATCACGGGCGGCTCAGGGCCGGTCGGGGCGCCGGACCCGAATACGGGCGGCCAGGCTGTATCGAACAGCGTTACTGGCGTTCTGCCGGCTGCTGCCGCGCTTTATGGCGATGAGTCGGCATGGCCGCAATACTATCCTGGCCAGACCTATGCGCCGCTTACGGATGTCCAGCAGAATGTAATTGGTGCGATCACCAGCAACGCCGCGACGGGCGGTGACGCTGCCTTGCAGGGTGCGAATGCCGGCATAGCGAATATGCTAAGCCCCGGCTACACGGATCAGACGGCCGGGGCCTTCGGTAACACTCAGAATTATCTCAATCAGTCTATTTCAGGAAATCAGGGCGTCAATCAATCGGCGGCACCTTACAACTCTTCGCTTGCGTATCAGCAGAATACGATCAATGGGCAGGGCGTAAATCAGACTCAGGGCGCCTACAATGCTGGGCAGAATTACCTTCAGTCGATGATTTCTGGATCGACACTCAATCCGTTCACCAGTCCCGGCTTTCAAAACGTCATCAATGGAACGCTGGCGAGCGTCATTCCCGCGACCAGCGCGAGTTTCATCAATGGCGGTCGATCTGACAGCGGGCTTGCGCAGGCGGCGCAGACGGCGGCGGCGACAAACGCCATAGGTTCGCTGGCAAACCAGAATTATCTACAGGAGCAAGGGCTTCAGCAAAGCGCTGCGCAACAAGCCTCATCGAACCAACTGGCCCAACAGCAGTTGCAGGCGAACGCCGCGAGCGGCGCGCAGCAGAATTACGCCCAGCAGCAAGGATTGCAGCAAGGCGCGGCTAACCTAGCATCGAATAATGCGCTAACCCAGCAGGGCAATCAGGTCAAAGCCGCTGCTGTGGCGCCTTCGATAGATCAGGCTTACGGTTCGGACTTGTCGAACGCATATAATGCCGACTCGCAATTGCAGGCCAATCAGCAGAATGCAATTAATGCGGCTATGCAGCAATGGAATTACCAGCAGACATTGCCGTTCAATATGCTTGGGCAGTATGCGCAGGACGTTAGCGGAAATTACGGCAGTTCTGGAACGACTTCTTCGCCATATTTCCAAAATACAGCCGCGAATGTGCTTGGCGGCATAAGCGGCGCGGCTGGGACTGGACTCGAGCTTGGGGCGCTGGCGTCGATGATCGGTGGCGGAGGGGCGGCTGCTAGTGGTGGTGCAAGTGCTGGCGAACTTGCTCTACTAGCGGCGGCAGCGTAATCGCGATGATCGACGCAAACGGAAACTACATCCCAGACGACCCGACGCAACAGGCGCCGGTTGCGCCGCAGGACCAAGGCCCTGGCTTCTTTCAGCGCCTCGGAACCGGCTTGTCGAATGCCTACGACAAGATCACGACGCAAGACCCGCGCTACCCGCCGGGTGTATCCCCACTGTTGTCCGGCCTCGCCGGCATGGCTGGCGCCTATGGGCAGATGGCGATGCCGTCGCGGATGCCGGTCCCGTTCGGCGCCGTCATGGGAGCGGGTGCGCAAGGTCTACAGAGTGGCCTCGACAGCGCGACCCAGCAGATGGGTATGTATCAGAAGGCCCAGGGCGAGCAGCTCGCGAACGTAGCGCGCGGATATCAGAATCAAGTGTCCAAGGCGCAACTGCCTATGCAGTTGTCCATGGCCAAAATGATGAATGATATCTACAGCAATCCAGACACCCTGAAGCAATTGCTGAATGGTGGCGGTCCTGGAATGGCGCCACCTCAACCGCCGGGCGTTAGCGGTGTCATTGGCCCTATGTCGAGCGCTGGCGGCGGCGCGGCAAATGGTCAAGGACAAAACGGGAACGGACTGGCGGCTGCATTTAGCTCGATACCAGACCCTAAGCTTCGTCCCGTTGTCTTCAATGCGGCAATAAACGCAGGCATGACGCCGGCCGAAATCCCAGCCTGGATTGCGACGCTGCACGGCGAAAGCGGGTTTAACAATACTGTCGGGAAGCCGAACTCGAATGGCACGGTTGACTACGGTATCGGACAAGTAAACTCTTCGCATTTTGGAACTCCGGAATTTCCGAACCTGAATGCGAAGACCGCGCTCGATCCGCAAATCAATCTCGCTGCATCGGCCTCTATCTTCCATAAAGGGTATCAGGGAGCTGGCGGCGATCCAATAAGAGCGACGGCGGCATACAATACCGGCTCGCCGGATGGGACTCCCCCAAGCTATGCGCCAGACGTTGCGAGGGCGGTTGGAGGTGGCGACATAACCTCTTACGCACAGCAGCAAGTGCAGAAGTATGAGCAGCTTGCCAGGACCGCGCGCTTGCTTCCTGGCGGCCTCGGCGGCGATCCTGGGCAATGGATGAAGGCTGCCGACCAGTGGCGCGACGTGCTCACGGCCGGGCCGAAGGCCGGCGCCGCGAAGTCCGCCGAACAGAACGTCCTTATGCAGACCGAACCGCAGCTTCAGGGCAATATCGCTGCCGCTAAGGTTCCGGCGGCGATCCAGGAAGCTGCCGGGAAGGCGGCGGTCGATGAGGCTACGGCAGGCCCGATTGCGCTTCAGAAGGCACTTAATACGTCTGAAATTGCTCGCCCCGGTAGTGGTGGATATATCATCAACGATCAGGGCCAGCGCGTTCCCTTCAAGCTTCCTGAGCTGAAGGAAGTAGAAGACCCGGCTACTGGGCAAAAAAATCTGGTGCATGTCGCGCCGGCTTCTGTTGGCGCCCCGCCGGGCACGCCAGGAACAGCCGATCCGGTTTTGCTCCCTGGCGGCCAGCCTGCCGTTGGGCAAATTCCAGTCCAGCAGCAACAAGGCCGTAACGAAGCGGTGAAAGACTTCCTGACGAAAGATCAGGATAGCTACCAAGCCGCACAAAATACGCAGGGGTGGTTGAACCAGATCGACCATGCGGCGAGCATGATGAAGAGCGCCGGCCCAGCCTATCAAACTGGCCCGTTCGCCGCCCAGCGATATCAAGCAATGAGCAGCATCAATGATCTGTCTCGCAGTCTTGGCCTAAAGACGCCATTCGATCAGAAGGCGGTCGCATCTTGGGAAGAGATGAAGAAGGCCACGACTACGGCCGGATTTGAGTTGTCCAGCCACTATGAAGGCCACGCCAGACAAGCCGCATCGACGATTCAGAATGCGACTTCGGCGGTTCCGACCGCATCGAACAGTCCTGAA